CCTAGAGGTAAAGCCGCAGCGAAGCGAAAATTTAAAGTGTACCCGTCAGCATATGCTAACATGTACGCATCAGCAGTATGTTCAGGTAAAGTTACACCAGGTGGCAAGAAGAAAAGAAAAAAAGCTATGGGTGGTGGAATGATGGACAGACCAAAATTTAATAAAGGTGGTGGAGCAGACACCGGAACTGTTGGAGAAATGAAAAGTAAACTTGGTGTTCTTTCAAATAAAGTAAGAAGAACATCTAAAAGATTAGAAAAAAGAGGTGAACCTAATTTTTTAGATATGACAAAAATGAAATATTTAAAAGGAGGACAAGTATAATGCCAAGAAGTATTAAAACACCCTTAAAACCAACAAAGTTTGAAGATCTTGATCCAAGAACTCAAAAGTTTTTAGAAGAAAAAGGATCAAAAAAAGAATTTGTATCTGGTGGTAAAAAATCTGCGCCACCACCTCCTTCTAAAAAATCTAAAGGTGGATTTAAATCAGGTGGAAGAATAGGACTTAAAGCTGGATCTAAAGGTTGTAAGTTAGCCATGAAAGGCAAAGGAAGAGCTTACGGAAAGAATTCGTAATGAGAACGTATTACTCAAAAGGTGGGGGACTTAGAGAATGGGTCAAGCAGAACTGGGTAGATATTGCAAACAAAAAATCGGATGGCTCATACCCGAAGTGTGGAAGAAGTGGTGGAGAAAAAAGAAAAAATTATCCA